TAGTGGTATCAAAATGTTACAGCAGGTTGATTTAAATGTTCAAAAGAATCTTGTTATCACTTCTGCGGTTCTTTCTTTGGGTATTAGCGGTCTAGTTATTGGCAATTCCATCATTAGTTTTACTGCTACTGCTCTTGCATTAATCGTTGGTGTAATTTTAAACTTTATTTTAAAAGAGGCTTAATAAGCCTCTTTACTTTTTTTAAATTTTATGGTAAAATAAATTATAGAAAAGTATGAGGTGTGTATATGCCTAAACGATATGAACCTACTCCAGAATTACGTCAAAATATAATTAATTGGTACAAAGAAACTAATAACTATGCTGAAGTTGCTCGACGAAGCAATTTAAGTAGTGTTCTTGTTAAACGCATTATTAGTGAAACTGAAACCGATGAAAGTAATAAAGTAATTCCAGAGCAAATAGAAGTTATTTGCAACAATCAAACAGTCCCCGAAGAAAAAGAAATTCTTTGGTTAAAGGATTGCGATGAAGAACAAGTATATCGTCGTTATTATGAATTACTTAAAGATTTAAGTGAGGAACTAAGAAGAAATGATGGGATCCTTTAAAATAGAAGAGCGTGAGAATAGATATTATATTATTCCTACTGCGTCATATCTTTCTACGATAAAAGAAATTTATACTCCATACGATACTAACTTTTTAATCTACAAATTGTTTGACTACGAGCCGAAAGAATTTATACATTATTTGTGTAGTTCTTTTGAAGCTAAGGTGATTGTTTCCAAAAGCTTTCCTTATGTAAACTTTAGTTTTTCTAAATACTCAAATGCTAGTGATTTTTTAAAAATAATCAACGAACGAGTTGGTACAGTGTAGGAAAAAAGTTTTCAAATATAACCTTCTCAGATACTTAATTTTGAGGAGGTGAGTTCCTTTGGAAAAAGTACGTGAAATCTTTCATAAAATCGCTCAATTCTTTACCTCTCTCTTCGAAATTACTGCCTATGCTGATAATCAAAAAGCCACTAATGATGCTTTAGAGCGTATTGATGCTCATTTAAAGGCACTTCAAAATGGTCAAAATATTCAAATGGGTAAGATGGACGCAGTTACTAAGGAAATTGGCGTTATGAAAGAGGGATTACAAGTCGAGCTCTTTGAAAGTTTACAACAATTGCATAATCGCTTACACGTTAAGCATTGGGCTTCCTTAGAAGAAAAGCAAGATGCAAAGCGTTATTACGACCAAATTCATAATCTCGGTAAAGACGGATGGAGTGAAAGATATTACAAAGAAATTCTTGAATTACCAGAAAGCCGAGAGGAACTATACTCAAGACAATAATTATAAGAGCCGATTTTACGGCTCTTATTTTTTTTACTTTTTTAAAAATCTGTGTTATAATTAAAGAAAGAGAAAGGAGTTAAGTATGAATAAAAGTATTTTAACATATGAAATTTATACAGATGGTAGTGCCAAGGGAACTGATCCCGCTCATAAAAGTGGCGGCTGGGCATATTGTATTCTTTTTGATGGCGATTTAATTCGTAAAGATAATGGCCATGTAAATGATACCACCAATCAACGAATGGAACTCCAAGCCGCGATTGAAGCTTTAAAAGCAATTGAAGAGCATTTTTGGGATCCCAAATATGAATATCATATTTACTCTGATAGTGCTTATTTTATTAATTGTTATTTACAAGAATGGTGGATCGCTTGGCTTAAAAATGGATGGAGAAATAGTGCCAAAAAACCTGTTGCTAATGTAGATCTTTGGGAACAAATTATTCCCTATTTTCAGCGTAAATCTTTTTTCTTCCATAAAGTAAAAGGACATGCTGATAATCATTATAATAATCTAGTTGACCAACTTGCTCAAAGCGCGGCCAACCCACGGTGAGGATTATGGAACAAATTAATATAGATAAAATTGATATTTATGAAGTTGATAAAAAAGATTATGAAGCTTATTTTTATCGACTTCCAAAAAATGAAATTATTAAAACTACCCCACGAGAAAAGCTGACTATTTGGAAAGATATAAAAACTGGTTTTGAAATCTGTGGTTATGAAACTACTCAAATAATGGGAACTGATTGTAATAGATTTTTTATTTTTAATTTTCTGGAAGAGGAACGTCTAGGTGATTATAAAACTACTCAATATGTTTATCTTTCAGAAAAAGAATATGAAAAATTTTTAAATTTACTTCCATTATCAAAAAAGGAGAATAATTAATGGAGAAAGTCTATTTAATCCATGCTCGTGCCCAAAGTGGTAAAGATACCGCCGCGACCTGTATGAAGCAATATTATGAGCAGCGTGGAAAACGAGTTATTGTTATTGCTTTTGCTGATTATGTAAAGTATGTTCTTGAGAAATATTATAATACTCCTCATGAACGAACCATAGAATATCGTACTCGTATTCAAGAATTTGCTACAGATCAGGTTCGTTCTTATAACCCCAACTTCTGGGTTTATACTGTTGCGGAATTGCTCTATTGCATTAGAGACGATTTTGATATTGCTATCATTCCTGATTGGCGATTTATGAATGAGTATACTACTTTAAATCTTTATATGGAAGAAATCGGAGCTTCAATCACTACTGTTCTTATTATTCGTGAAAAAAATAATGATACAGATAATATGACTGAAGCTCAGCGTAATCATCAATCCGAATGCGAACTTGACAATTATAAAAATTTCGATTATACTATAATTAATAAGACTGATTTTATTAATGATTTCTTTACTCATATTAAAACAATGATTGAGGAGATTGAAAATGATTCCAGAGAATAAAGATCTTTTTGAACTCAAACCTATGAAATATTACTCCTTTTCTTCTGCTTATACTCCGCAGAAGAAACAGGAGCGTTTAAAGTTTCTTCTTGATACTAATCAATATATTTATAGTTTGAAGACTGATGGCAACTGGAGTCGCATGATTTGGATGGATGGAGAAATGATTCTCCAGAGCCGAACAGTAAGTAAGAAAACTGGAACTTATGGTGAGTTTCAAGATAAGGTTCTTTTTTCTGATTCCCTTCGCGAAGCTTTTCATGATACTACCATGTTGATTGGTGAAATTTATTTGGATGATGGTCGAGATAAGGACGTAGGAACTATTCTTCGTTGTCTTCCTGATAAAGCTCTGTCTCGTCAAAAGGGAGATAAGATTCTAAAATATCGAATCTTTGATTGCTGGTATTACAATGGTGTAAGTTTACTTAATGCTCCAATTTTGGAAAGAATCAAGTATCTTCCTATGGCCGCGAAAGCAATTAATAGTCCTCTTGTAGATTATGTAAAATATTATGAAGCAAAACCAGAAACATTTTTTGATAAGATTGATGCCATTTTCAATGCCGGAGGAGAAGGTGTGGTTCTTTATCATAAAGATATGCGGCCCTGTGAAGGCGATACTCCTGCATGGCAGACTTTAAAGGTAAAGCAGGAAATTGAAATTGACGTAGATTGTTTTATCTATGGAACAGAGCCTGCTACTCAGGAATATACTGGTAAAGAAGTTGAGACTTGGTCTTATTGGATGAATCATCGCTCTGGTGAAAAGATGCTCGGTAATTATTATCCTGATTATGTAAACGGTGCAACAATTATTCCAATCACGAAAAGTTGCTATCATGATTGGCCTGGTGCTATTAAATGTGCGGTTTATGACGAAAATCATAATCCAATTGTTCTTTGTAAGTGTTCTGGTTTAACCGAAGAGTTCCGCGAACAGTTAAAGAATGATTATGATAATTGGCATATGTGTCCCGTAAAAATTACTGGTATGATGCTTTCTCAGGATAAGGATGGTAATTATTCTATTCGTCATCCAAAACTGGTTACTATTCGAGATACCGATATGGATATTGAAGATTGCACTTTAAAGAAAATTATCGGTTGAGGTAATTATGTATTATATAAAGAAGCCTATTCCTATTGAAGCTTTTTGCTTTAACGAGAGTATAAAAAATAATACCATTCCAAAATGGTTTGAAGATTGTAATGAAAAAGAAATTAGAATTGAAGGCGATAAAGTTCGAATTTGTATTTTAACTTTGGAAGGGCCAATGTGGTGTTCTGGAGATGATTATATTATTCGAGGAGTTCATGGAGAACTTTATCCTTGTCGTCGTCGTGTTTTTCTTGATTCTTATGTACCACATATCCCTTATCGACATATGGAGGAAATCGATGGAGTTTACGATTAATTCAAAGTAGAAGAAAGTAGAGTTATTTTATGAATCTGAAAAAGAGCAAGCGGCTATAATGGAATTTATTTCCAAGTGGCTAACTTTTAAAGAAGAGAACATTAAATATCAACCGACATATCGCACTGATGAAATTACTTGGGCAAGTAACTCTACTTCTCGTGGTATATGCGAAAGTTTAAATGGACATACTTATACAGATGTTACTAGTGCTATTATAGATAAAAACGATATTTCAAATGCTATAACAATTAGTTGTGCTGATTTGACAGCTTCAGAAGATTTACCAACTGGTTGTATTCATGTAACAGCTAAATCCAAATAATAAGTCTTTGCGTAATTGACTTTATAAAAACGCCGCGTGCCGATGCGATAAGACAGGGAGAAGGTCCCGCCGCAAGAATCCTTCCGCTCAATGACGAATCGTCAGGGCGTCAATCCGTAGATCTCTACTACGGACATATGGATGAAAATCTAAGTTAAATGAGGGAGGAAGCGTAAGTTATCGTAGGGCCGCTGATAACGCTCCAATAATATGGAGCAAGATAAATTATTTTTTTATCTTTGCCGTAGGGATAAATATATGAATAAATATTGGCATTGAACTCATGCGGTTCAGCACTTCGTGCCGAACCTTATTCGTATCAATGCTTCGGTCAGAAGTAGCTTTCATCTCGCACTGCGTGCTCGATGAAGCAACTTTAACCGAAAGAGAGGAGTATGGAAGAAGAGTTTGTTACACTAGTCTTTGATTACGAAAATAAAATTGATTGGGATAAATATCCTGAACAAAAGATACAAATAAGTAATACTTATTATGTTTTTCCAAAAAAACGTTTTGCTGAAATGGCGTATATTGTGAATGATTTTAAGAAACTTAATAAAAAAGTTATTGTCTTTATATGAGGTTTAAGGATAACTTTGTCCAATTATATTTTTTGATTAGAAATAATTAATTGGCGGAGCATCTTTTAAACTTACTTATAATTAGAGAAAATTATTCTCAATAAACCCAGGAGGATTTTATATATGCCTGATGGATTTTTAACCTTAGTTGAACAAAATTCTAACTTAGATCCGGTAACATATCAATATTTTAATCATTATTTTAATCATAGAACAGTGGTTTTTAATACTGATGTAGATACCAATATTGTAGAAATGGTTATTTTACCGCTTAAAGAATTTGAAAATGATGATAATTTTGAGCCAGTAAAACTTATTCTTTCTACACCGGGCGGATCAGTTAGTGATGGTTTAATTCTTTGTAATATTATCGACAATTACAAAAAACCTCTTGAAATTTATGTAATGGGTTATGCCTGTTCAATGGGAACAATTATTCTTTCTTCTGGCAACAAAAACCCAAATGTCACCAAATATTGTTATCCATTTACCTTTGCTTTATTCCATAGTGGTTATACGGCTGTTGATGGTGAATCTTTATCAGTTGAAGATCGTATTGAATTTAATCGTAGGGTCGATCATTCAATTCGTGATTATGTTGTAGCAAATACAAATATTACTGCAGAAGAATATAAAGAACATGAACGTCATCAATGGTATTTGACCGCAAAAGAAATGAAAGAAAAAGGTCTAATTGATATTATTATTGGTGAGGATGATATATATGAAAATGGAAAAGAATAAGGAATTAATCTTTTTCTATGATACTAGTGCTCTCCTTGGTGGTGCTCCCATCTAGGAGAATACTTATATTAGTTCGATTGTTTTCGACGAACTCGAACATATTAAAACGAGTAGCGTTAAAGATGATAGTGTAAAGTATGCGGCCCGGTCATTAGTAAGAAAATTAATGCGGACAAATACTTTCAAACACGAAATTTTTTCGCAAGAAGATTTGGAACGTATAATGAAAAAGCATCGTTTTCTTGAACGTAAGAATGATAGTTTGTTAATATGTGAAGCTCTCTTACTTACAAAGAAATATAAAGTAGTATTTATTACTCAAGATGCTTGTCAATATTTAATAGTAAAAGATAGATTCCCAGAAATACAAGTAGAATATTTTGAAGAAGAAAAGTATAAAGAGAATCTTTGGTCAGGATACCGTGTAGTTCACGCTTGTGATACTACTCTTGATCATATTTACAGCAATCCTGAGGACAATAGTCTAAATGCTGAGATAAATGAGTATGTAGAATTGCATGATGCTGATGGAGAAGTTTGTGATTTAATTAAATGGGACGGAACAGAATATAGTTCTTTAAATTATAAAGACATTAATTCTGAATATTTTGGTAAGATTCAACCTCGTAATATTCAGCAAAAAATGTATTTTGATCTGCTTCAAAATCGTAAAATTCCTATTAAGCTTTGTCGTGGTAACTATGGTACCGGAAAGACTTATCTTGCTTTAGCTCATGCTATGCATTTAATTCAATTCCATAAATTTGATAAACTTGTTTATATTCGTAATAATATTGAGGTTGCTGGCTCCAAAGCACTTGGTGCCTTACCCGGTGACGAATATGATAAGCTACTTCCTTATATGATGCCACTTGCCGATCATCTTGGTGGTCTTGAAGCACTAGAAAATTATGTTGATCAAGGTATTATTGAACCAATACATGTTGGATTCTTACGCGGCCGCAGTTTTAATAATAGTATTATATTTGTAGATGAAGGTGAAAACCTTACAAGCAATATTATAAAACTTATTGTTGGTCGTGTTGGTGAAGGAAGTGAACTTTGGATTCTAGGTGATGAAGCACAAGCGGACCTAGATATCTTTAAGAAAAATAGTGGAATTGCTACTTTAGTCAATAGTTTAAAAGGTCATCCCAAATTTGGTACAATTGAATTAATCAAACCAGAACGTTCTGCTGTTGCTCAGATGTGCGATTTAATTAAGTGAGGTGGTTAATCCACTCACTTTTTGACTCTTTATAATTTTTGTAGTATAATATTATTATAAGGGGTGATATGATGACTACTATTTATATGTGCGATACTTGTGGAAAAACTTATTCAAATGCAACTGCCGCGGCAGTATGTGAGCTTTCTCACCAGCCCGATTCAAATCAGAAAAAGGCATATGTAATTAAACTTGGAAATCTTGATCCATGTAATTATTGTGCTCGTGCATATTATGTATATGGTTGTGAACGCAATTGTGATTGTGAAAAAAATTGCAAAAATTACAGCCTATTTGTATCAGAGGAATAATTATGAAATATATTGAAAAAGATAGTTTAAAAAATGCTATCAATCAATTACCAGTTACCGAATTTAATGGTGTACAACTTTATCCTGCGGAACGTGTAAAGAAAGTTATTGACTTCTTCCCTATTCATAAGGAAGAAGATATTTATAGCCGAACAACAGAATTTATTACTGATTATGAACGAGATCCAGATATGCACTATGCCCAATGTACAATATGTAAAGAATTTATTCCTACTTATGCTCGTATGATGGATTATATGGAATTCTGTCCTTACTGTGGAGCAAAAGTGATAAGTATTCATAATGGTATGTGGTTGATTTAATAATTTGACAATATAAAAATTTTATTGTATAATATAAGAAAGAAATAAGAAAAGGAGTCTAACATGGCTTACGATATTAATTCAATTGAAAGCCTTTCCTTCCGAGAAGGTGTGCGAAAGAGAATCCAGATGTATCTCGGTTCTGATGATATTGAAGGCACATATCAGGCTCTAAAGGAAATTATCAATAATAGTACAGACGAAGCTCTTGCTGGCTATGGTAAGAAGATTGAAATTGAAGTAGGTGAATCTTCTAATTCAATTATTGTTCGTGACTTTGGCCGCGGAGTTCCATTTGGTATTCGTGAAGATGGCGAGAATGTTCTCGTGTCTATTTATACAAAAAGCCACACTGGTGGTAAATTTAGCAATGATAGTTACAAGAACGCCTCTGGTCTTAATGGTATTGGTGGTTCTTGTGTTTGTCTTTCTTCTAAACAGTTTCAGGTAAAGTCTTATCGTAATGGTATTATGGCGTCTGCTTCTTTTGTAAAAGGTGAACTATCTTTTTACACGGAAGTACCAACCACTGAACCGAATGGTACCGAAGTTCTTTTTATTCCAGACCCAGAAGTATTCTGTAATGGTGAGATTGGTTTCTCTTATGAGAGAATTTGTGAAGATATTAAAGCCATTTCTTATCTTTATAGTGGAATTACCTTTGTGGTAACTGGTAAGCTAATGGATGGCACAGAAGATCGTGTTGAATTCTGTGCTAAGAATGGTATTACCGATTTTATTAAAGATAATGCTTATAAACCGCTTCATAAGCACATCATTACTGCTTCTGCTTCTAATGAAGAGGATAGCGTTGAAATTGCTTTTCAGTGGGGTGCCGGAAAGGAACGTTCTTATGTATTTGTAAATGGTTTGCTTTGCCCGGAAGGCGGCACACCTATTACTGGTGCGAGAACTTCTATTACCAAGGTTCTCAATGGTCTTGCTAATGCTAAATTTGATGGTGATAAGATTCGAGAAGGCTTGTTCTTTGTAATGAATTGCAAGGTAGCTAATCCTTCTTTCGCAAACCAGACTAAGAGTAAGATTAACAATGCTTCTCTTCGTACTCTGACTTCTAACGCTTTTACCGCTGCAATCAAGCAGATGTATAGTGATTATAATGATGAGTTCAATACTGTAGTTGCGCTTCTTCGTAAGATTGAGAAAGCAGACGAAGCGGCTGAGCGTGCAAGAAATGCAATTCTTGGTCAGGAACGTAAGGAAGCCGCGGCTAAGCGTCGTAAGGTTCAGATGCCTGATAAGTTCAAGGATTGTGAAAAGCATGGAGAAGATAGTCTTCTCATTATTTGTGAGGGTAATTCCGCTCTTGCTGGTCTAATGCCAGCTCGTGATGTTAATACTGAAGCACTTTATGCAGTTCGTGGTAAAGTGAAGAATCTGCTAAAGCACCCGCTTGAAGAATGTCTTGAAAATCAGGAAATCAGTGATATCATTTGTGCTCTTGGTTGTGGCATTCAGGAAAAGTATAATCCTAAGAAACTTAACTATGGTAAAGTTGCTATCGCAGTTGACGCAGACGTAGACGGTAAGAATATTATGTGTCTAATCGCAACAATGTTCTCTGTTCTTATGCCGCAGTTTATTGAAGAAGGTCGTCTCTGTTGGCTTCAGGCTCCACTTTATCGTCTTACCAAGGGTAATCAGCGAGTGTTTGCTTATAACGATAAGGAACTAGCTGAACTTCGTCAGAAATATCCTACTTGGGAACAAGGCCGTAACAAGGGTCTTGGTGAGATGACTGCAGAAGATATGGAACTCTCCATGATGAGTAAGGAGAATCGTCATCTTGAAGTTTTGAAGATTAGCGATTTCGATTCCGCTATGGAATCTCTAAATATTCTCATGGGTGCGGGACGAGTAAAAGAGCGTAGGGAGTTCTTGTTTGAAAATGTCGATTTCGGAACACTATATAACTGATAGAGAAATTCTTGAAGAACAAGAATATTCTTATAAATGGGAACAACAGGAAATTGGTGGAGTTCTTATGCCAGCTTTAATTTTAACTACTCCGCCTCTTCCTGGCGAGCCTATCGTAGTTGGTAGGAAATATGGATCTCATTTTTATTATAAAAAGGAGAAAAAATATTTATATTAATTATGTAGCATGGAGAAAAATATGGTGCTTTAACTTTAAAATATAAAAAAGATGTTTTTTGGGTTTGTGCATGTGATTGTGGAAAATAGAATGTTTATGCGAAAGAAGAAGAGTTATTAACGAAAGCTTTTCCAAGTTGTGGAAAGTGTCGTAGAGAAGGTAAATATGCCTAGGAAATAGCAAAGATTGAAGCTATAAAAAAGACACAAAGACATCATGAATTAATCGCAAATAGTAAAGCTAAACGTTATCAAACACGAACCTCTCAAGGAGTTTTTTTAAGTTCAAAAGCGGAAAAAGAAATATATAAGTTATTAACATTTGCAAAAATTCCCTTTGAATGTGAAAAAGATTTTGAAGCTTGTTATCCAAACAGTAACAAACCATTTAGATTTGATTTTTATGTTGAAAATAAATATTTAATTGAATATGATGGTGAACAACATTTTAAATCAAATACTAAATATGGTGGAGAAGATTTTTTGAAACGTCAGCAATGGCGGGATTGGTATAAAAATGAATGGTGCAAAAAGAATGGTATTCCATTGATTCGTATTCCTTATACAAAATTATCTTCTTTAACTATTGAAGATTTAAGACTTGAAACTACAAAATTCCGTGTTGTATAATTGACATTTTCTAAAATTTAAGGTATAATATAAATAATGAAAGAAAGGAGTAAGAATCTGTGATTTATAATATTGATTTCCAGCAAGCTATTGAACAAGCCTTTCTTGAATATGGTGCTTCTGTTGCTCAGGAACGTTCTGTTCCGGATGTTCGAGATGGTCTAAAGATTGGTCTGCGACAGGGTCTGTATTCTCAGTATCATAGCAAGCTTACTCATAAAAATAAATTTCAAAAGGCTCAGAAATCTGTTGCTGCCGCAATGAGTCTTTGTTATGTTCATGGCGACGCGGCTATGTATGATACCTTTATTCGTGCGGCAAAGCCTTGGGCTTTCCGTTATCCTCTTGAAGAGGCTCAAGGTGCTTATGGTTCTCCGGCGGCACCAGATGATCATTCCGCGGCTCGATATGTTGAAATGCGTAGTAGCGAATTGGCAGATTATCTGTTTGCTGGTTTGAAGAAGAACGCGGTTAAAGAATGGTATAATAACTATGATGATACCGAGAAAATCCCCAGCGTACTTTGTCCAATTGGTTTTTGGCCGCTGATTAATGGTTGTCAAGGTATCGCGGTTAGTTTCTCTACCAGTTCTCCGCAGTATAATCTTCGAGAGGTTAATGCCGCACTTGAAAAACTTATTTTAAATCCGGAAGAGGATTTTAATAAAATTTATTGTGCTCCAGATTTTGCAACTGGTGGTACAATTGTAAATGCTCAAGAAACTCGTGAAAGTATCAAGAATGGTACTGGTAAAGCTTGTCGTATTCGAGCAAAGCTTGAATATATGAAGAAGGAGCACTGTATTAAAGCAACTGAGCTTCCTTTTGGTGTATATACCAATACTGTAATTAGTCAGCTTGCAGAGCTTACAGAAAATGATGAAAATTATGGTATTGCTAAAGTCATTGACCATACAAAGAAAACAGCGGATATTCGTATTTATCTTACAAAGGATGTCAATCCTGCTGTAATTATGCGAAAGCTTTATGCAGATACTTCTTTGGAAAGTTCTTTCTCTATCAATCAGATTTTCCTTGATCAAGGTCGTTATCCTCGCGTATTTGGTTGGCGAGAAGCATGTCTTGCTTATATTGATCATATGAATGAATGTAAGCGTCGTGAATTGCAATTCGATATGGATGCTCTTATTCGCCGTAATCATATTCTTGATGGTCTAAAAATTGCTCTTGCCAATATTGATGATGTTGTTCATCTGATTCGTCATAGTGAAAACGCAGCAGTAGCTAAAGAGACTCTTATGACGACTTATGGTCTTGATGAAGAGCAGGCTAAGGCAATTCTGGATATGAAGCTTCAGCGTCTTGCTAATCTTGAAGCTATTAAAATTAATACAGAGTATAATGATAACGCCGCGGAAATTGATCGTCTTGGTAATATCCTCGGTAGTCAGGCTGAAATTAATAAACTTCTAATTGAAGCTCTTCATGAGGTAGCAACTAAATTTGGAGATGCTCGTCGGACTCAGTTGATGAATCTTTCTGAACAAGTAGAGGAAATTGAGGAAGAAGAAGTAATTCTTAGCGTAACAAATAATACTTCTATTAAAGTAGTTAAGCGTGGAGTTAAGGATTCTATTAAAACTACCAATCTTAGTACGGTTGCTTTTGTAACTAATGAAGGTAAGTTTTATAAGATTCCGGTTAGCAATATTATTGAAGCCGGAAATGCAAAAATCTCTACACTAATTAAAGATAGTACACCTATTGTCTATATTGGTGATTTAGAAGAGATTAAAATCAATAAGTATTGGGCTTTTATTACTAAGAATGGTATGGTTAAGAAAAGTAATGTTGAAGAATATAACTATTCCGGCCGCCAAGGTAGTAAGATGCTTAAACTAAAGGAAGGCGATACTGTAGTTGCTTGTGGAGTATTTACTTCTGACAATGACAGTATTAGTTATAATGGTAAAGGAACAGTTCTTTCTGCGGTTTCTGTAACAGGTAAAGCCGCGATGGGTAGTAAATTGTTCAAGGAGTAAATATGAATAAAGGATATCGAGAGTTGTTTCAAATGGTTGCTTGTAATGGAGCAATCAATGCTGAAAAGGTAATTGATACTCTTAAACAGGATAAGGAAAAGGATCACTCTAAAGAGATTGAAAGTATGCTTGCTATGCGTGATAGTTTTAACTCTATTGAGGATAAGCTCATTAATAATGAGGAACTTGATAAGAGTGAATATGTAAAACTATATGCGGGTGCGGTTGTAAGTCGTAATATTATGAAAAAGAATATTGATACCTGGACCGCGATTGTCAAGGAATATGATGATAATCTAATTC